CTATTTCTGTATGTCCTTCTGCTATTGCATACTCACAGGATGCGGTTACAACCGTAAACGATAGTGCAGTATCAATTGGCGACACAACTATAACAATGACAAGTGGAACTAACATTAATGTTGGTGACATTGTTGCATTTTCAACATCAGCCGCTACTAACGATTATGATGACGGAATTGAATACGAGGTAACAGCCGTATCAACTAACGACATTACAATTAAGAAAAAAGTTGGTTCAGGTGGTTTAACTAGAGTTATCTTAGATGGCGCTAATGTTAGACGAAGATGGTCACATTACGATTTCGTAAGTGGTGCACCTGGAACATCTCCAGATGTATTAACTGCTGGTGGTAGTGATGATGAAATTCACATTGTCGTTATAGACGCTGACGGTTCTATATCAGGAACTAAAGGCGAAGTACTAGAAGTATACGAAAAAGTATCAAAAGCTAAAGACGCAAAAGACGCTGGTGGTTCTAATAATTTCTATCCGGAAGTTATTTACAAGAAATCATCTTTCATCTTTTGGGGAGACCATAACTCAAACGGAACTAATTGGGGTAACGCAAAAGCAAATACTGCTTTCACTGCTGTATCAGGACCTATTGCATTAACATTCGGAAACGGTGCTGATGGAAGTGTGACTGACGGTGCTAGAAAGTCTGCATTTGAATTGTTCCAAGATTCAGAAACCGTTGATGTTGGTTTGATAATGGCTGGTCCAGCAAGTCTGAACTTGATTGGTGATTTAATTACAATCGCTGAAACAAGAAAAGATTGTATAGTATTTGCTAGTCCACAAAGAAGTGATGTAGTTAATATTGCTTCTGCTATAACTCAAACTAATAATGTACTTGCGTTCTTCAATGCAGTACAATCATCTAGTTATGTAATCTTTGATAGTGGTTACAAATATATGTATGACAGATATTCTGATGTATATAGATATGTACCGTTAAACGGAGATATGGCTGGTTTGTCAGCAAGAACTGATTTAACTAATGACGCTTGGTTTAGTCCTGCTGGATTAAACAGAGGTATTGTTAGAGGTGCAGTTAAACTTGCTTATAGTCCAAACAAAACTCAACGAGACGAACTTTACAGAGCGAGAGTAAACCCAGTTGTTTCTTTCCCTGGTCAAGGTATTATCTTGTTTGGTGATAAGACTGGACTAACAACACCATCTGCATTTGATAGAATAAATGTACGAAGATTGTTCATTGTTTTAGAAAAGGCAATTGCTACAGCTTCTAAATTTCAACTCTTTGAATTCAATGATGAGTTTACAAGAGCTAACTTTAGAAACCTAACAGAACCTTTTTTAAGAGAAGTACAAGGTAGACGAGGTATCACAGACTTTTTAGTAGTATGTGATGAAACAAATAACACAGGCGAAGTAATTGATAGAAACGAGTTTATTGCTGAGATTTACATTAAACCAGCAAGAAGTATCAACTTTATCACATTATCTTTTGTCGCAACCAGAACTGGTGTGGCTTTTTCAGAAGTCGCAGGTTAGTAAAGAGGAGAAATAAAAAATGGCAAACATTAATGACTTCAAAACTAAACTTGCTGGCGGTGGAGCTAGAGCAAACCAATTTAAGGTAACAATGCCTTTCCCTGGTTATGCACAAGTTGGTGGAGAAACAGAAGAACTAGCGTTCTTATGTCAAACGACAAGCATACCTGCAATGTCTATTGGTACTACTACGGTTAACTTCCGTGGAAGACCTGTATATCTTGCAGCTGATAGAAACTTTGAACCTTGGAGTATTACGGTACTTAACGATACAAACTTCAAATTAAGAGACGCTTTTGAAAGATGGCAAAATGGAATCAATAATATGTCTGATAACGAAGGATTAGTTAATCCAGTAGATTATCAAGTAGACGCATTTATTGACCATTTAGACAGAAATGGCTCTACTATTAAATCATACACTTTAAGAGGTTGTTTTCCAACTTCTATCGGTGGCATTGATTTGAATATGGAACCAACAGAAGCAGTTGAAACATTTGAAGTGGCGTTTAGATACCTATTCTTTGAGGCAAGAACGACTACTTAATAGTTGAATAAATATATAATAAAAAGTAAACTTGTGAGGAAAATATAATGGCAGAACTTTTCGGTTTTCAAATTACTAGAGTTAAAGATACTCCAGACCCGAAGCAAAGTTTTACTCAACCTTCAGCAGATGACGGAACACAAACCGTCTCTGCTGGTGGTTATTTTGGTCAATACCTTGACATGGAAGGTAACGCCAAGACAGAGCAAGACTTAATAAGAAGGTATAGAGAGATTTCAATCCATCCTGAATGTGATATGGCTGTTGAAGATATTGTCAACGAGGCTATAGTTGCAAACGAGATAGATAGAGATCCAGTACGAGTAGATTTAACTGACACGGACTTTAGCGATAAAGTTAAGCGTAAGGTTGAAGATGAATTTAAAGAGATACTAAGGTTGATGAACTTTAGTACAAAAGGACACGACATATTCAGAAGATGGTATGTTGATGGAAGAATTTACTATCATAAAGTTATTGATAGAGAATCGCCTGTAAGAGGTATAACAGAATTAAGGTATATTGATCCTCGTAAGATTAAAAAAATACGAGAGATTAAAAAAGGTCGACCAATTGATATGGCAAACATACAAGTGGTACATGACTACAATGAGTATTTTTTATACAATGAAAAAGGTGTTGCAGGACCTGGTATGGCAAGTGGTGGTATTAAGATTGCTACAGACGCTATCGCATTTTGTCCAAGTGGATTAGTAGACTTGAACAAAAATATGGTTATGGGTTATATGCACAAGGCAATTAAACCAGTTAATCAATTAAGAATGATTGAAGACGCTGTTGTTATTTACAGAATTGCAAGAGCACCTGAAAGAAGAATATTTAAGATTGATGTAGGTAACTTACCTAAAGTAAAAGCAGAGCAATATCTCCGTGATGTTATGGCAAGATACAGAAACAAACTTGTCTATGACGCAAGTACTGGAGAGATTAGAGACGATAGAAACTATATGTCTATGCTTGAAGACTTTTGGTTACCAAGTAGAGAAGGCGGAAGAGGAACTGATATTACTACATTACCTGGTGGACAAAACCTAGGTGAGACAGGTGATATTGAATACTTTAAAGCAAAACTATACAGAAGTTTAAATGTACCAGTAAGTAGATTAGAAGGAAGTCAAGGTTTCAATTTAGGTAGAACAACTGAAATTACTAGAGACGAACTTAAATTTACGAAGTTTGTACATAGATTAAGAAAGAAATTTACAGATTTATTTAATGACTTATTAAGAACTCAACTAGTTTTAAAATCAGTCATAAATGAAGAAGACTGGGAGGCAATTAGTCAAAAAATTAAATACGACTTTTTGGCTGATGGTCATTTCTCGGAACTGAAAGACGCTGAACTATTAAGAGAAAGAATAGCATTAGCGAATGATGTGAGAGATTATGTTGGTAAATACTTTAGTGTACAATTTGTACGACAAACTATTTTAAAACAATCTGAAAGAGAAATTGAACAAATTGATAATCAAATTAAAAAAGAAATTGATGATGGTCTTATCGCAGCTCCACAAACAAGTGTACCTGACGATACTGGTTATTAGAAATATATAAGGAGAACATAAAATGGCAGATAATGAAATAACACAAGTAGATACTTTTGTAGACCAATTAGCAAAAGGCAATAACGCAGAGGCCGGTGACGCTTTTAAAAGTGCTTTAAGAGATAAAGTCGGAGACGCATTAGACACAAGTAGAAAAGAATACGCTTCTTCTCTATTTCAAAGTGCAGCTAATGTAATGACTGGAGAGGTTAATGCTGAAGACCATTCAGACCCGAAACCTGAAATTGCTTCACCTATTGGACAAAACGCTACAGAAGACGAAGTAAAACAAGCATTTAACCAGGCAACACCTGGTAACACAGGAGAATAAAAATGGCATTAACGGTATCAAGTATTGTAGGACATACATCTGGTTACATCAAAAATGATAGATTCAACGCTCTATCACCAGCGATGAAAGAAAGTGTAGAATCCTTAGTAAGTGGCCTTGACGCAATTGATTGGAAACAACCACAAGATTTAGTTGATATTATTGAAACTAAAATCACAGAAGTTGCGGCCGGCGATAGCGATGTAGAGACTGCATTGACAACATATTTTTCGGAGTAATTAGATGGCATTAAGTATTGTCTCAAAGGTAGACGATACCACTAAAGCTATTATTACGGCTAGTGGTGCGGACAATGAAAGTGGAACATTATATTCTGCTGGTCAATCTGTATCTTTAGCGAATGTATATTATGAGATTAGAGGAACAGGCACAGCGACTCTTAAACTCGGAGACCAATCTTTAAGTTTAACAGGGTTTGGTAATTGGGGATTAAAAGAAGGTGAAGCTCGTAAAGTAATTGAACAAGAATTAAATACGGCAACAACTTTAGAGATTACGACAGACGCTAATGTGTCAAAATTCAATATGGCTGTAGAAGTACAGAAAGAAACGGAGACAAAATAAAATGGCAGATTTGATAACACAACAGATAATATCGGACACGGCAGGTGTTAAGTATGTTGTAAAACAAACAAACTATTCTGATGGCACTGGTGAGACAAACACCGTGATTGCTAACCCGACAACTTCTAACTTTATGACAGCAGATGGTACTAAAGAGATTGCGAAAGTGTGGTATTCAGTTAATACTGCAAATAGAAAATCAGCAGTAGAGATTGCTTGGGGAGGCGCTACTGAAAACACAACATCATTATTATTATCTGGACAAGGGCATTTAGACTTTAGAACTGCGGGAAATGACATAGTAAACAATGCGACATCGCCTAACGGATATGTCTATTTAAGTACTAAAGACTTTGCATTAAATGACAATTATACGATTATTGTTGAATTTAGATAATAAATATTATAAATATTAGGAAAGAGAGAGATAAACTATTATGAAATTAATTACAGAAACTTTGGAAAATGTAGAATACATCACCGAAGAAGTAAAAGGTAAAACGAATTACAAAATTCGTGGCGTATTCCTACAATCTGAAATAAAAAACAGAAATGGTAGAGTCTATCCTAAAGAAACACTAGCAAAAGAAGTTAGTAGATATAACAGAGAATTTGTGGAACAGAAAAGAGCGTTTGGTGAATTAGGACATCCTGATGGACCAACGGTTAACTTGGAAAGAGTAAGTCATATGATTACTAAACTCTATCCAGACGGTAACAACTTTATCGGTGAAGCAAAGATAATGGATACTCCATATGGTAAGATTGTAAAAAATCTTATAGATGAAGGCGCTAAATTAGGCGTTTCTTCTCGTGGTATGGGTTCATTAGAGAGAAGTCGTGGTGGTGAAGCAAGAGTTGGAAACGACTTTTACCTTGCAACTGCAGCTGACATTGTGGCAGACCCATCTGCTCCTGACGCTTTCGTAGAAGGCATTATGGAAGGAAAAGAATGGATTTGGGACAATGGTGTAATAAAACAAAAAGATATTGAAGAATATAAAAAATACATTAAGGAAGCAAAATCACTAAAACTTGCCGAAGCGAAAGCGTTGGTATTTAGTAAGTTCCTTAAAGGTTTGTAATATTATAAATATCTTATAACAAAACAAGAAAATAATTATTTTTTTTAAAAGAAATAAGGAGAACTTCAATATGGCCGAGACAGAAAAACAGGTCGCAGAAATGACGGTTCCAGACGCTCCCAAAAAGAACGCTGTAGCTGCTGAAAATTCACCACTATCTAATAGTGCTGAAGATTTAGGTGCTGCTGTAGTAAAACCTACAGATAGTAATCCAGACGCAACCAAAAAAGTTAAACTAGTTTCAGGTGACGCTCAACAGAAAAATTCTGGTAGTGCGGATCCAATGCCTTCTGTAAAGAAGGAAGAAACTGATTCTGATGGCGAGAAGATTTCCGAGGGAGATATGCCTGACGGTCTGAAAAAATTCCTAGATAAGAAGAAAGATAAAGCAACTAATGAAGACGGCCACAAGATGAAAAAAGAATCTGAAGCTGACGACAAAGACGCTAAATCTACTTCTAAGGAATCTACTGACCAGAAAGCGAAAGACATTGATGTAAAAGAACACATTGACGCTTTGACCTCTGGTGAATCAGACTTGTCCGAAGAATTTAAATTAAAGGCTGCTACTATTTTTGAAGCTGCAATTACTAGTAAAGTAAAAGAAATTGCTGAAGAAATGGAAGTAGACTATAATAAGAAATTTGATGAAGAAAGTGCTAAAGCTAAATCCGAACTAGTTGAGAAGGTAGACAATTATTTGAACTATGTTGTCAACGAGTGGATGAAAGAAAACGAACTTGCTATTGAAAAAGGTATCAAGGGCGAAATTGCTGAGGACTTTATTTCGGGTCTAAAAAAACTTTTTGAAGACCACTATATAGATGTACCTGATGAAAAATATGATGTGTTAGAAGACCAAGCTTCAAAAATCGAATCGTTAGAAAATAAACTTAACGAACAGATTGCGAAGAATGTTGAACTTAACGGTAAGACAAACTTACTTGAAAAGTCTGACATTTTAGCTGATGTTGCTTCGGATTTAACAGATGTATCGAAAGAGAAATTTGATAAACTAACTGAAGCGGTTGAATTTTCAAACGGTGAAGACTTTAGAAACAAAGTAATGACTATTAAAGAAAGTTATTTTGGAACAAAAAAAGAAGCCAACTCTGACAGCGAAATAGATAATGCGGTAGCTGATAATAACGGTGTAGATTCTACACAAGATTTATCTAATGCAATGGCTGCTTATACTACCGCTATTAGTAAAACAAAAGACTTGAAACTTTAGTGTTCAAGTTAATAAAATAATAATAGGAGAGAGGAACAAGATATGTACTTATCTGAAAACTACCAAAAAAAGTGGCAGCCAGTATTAGAGCATCCAGATTTACCAAAAATTACGGATACTTATAAACGAGCTGTTACTAGTGTTATACTTGAAAACCAAGAAAGAGCACTAAAAGAGGACGCTCAGTTTATGACTGAAACTGCGCCGACTAACTCAACTGCTGGTTCTGTAGCTAACTGGGATCCAATCCTAATTAGTCTAGTAAGACGAGCAATGCCAAACCTTATCGCTTACGATATTGCTGGCGTACAACCAATGTCTGGTCCAACTGGACTTATCTTTGCTATGAGAAGCAGATTTAAGGCTTCAAACGGAACAGAGGCATTATTTGACGAAGCTGAATCACAATTCTCAGCTGCGAAAACTACAGCAAATGTACCCGGTTCTGCTGGAACATCATCTGCTGGAGAAACAAATCCTGCTGTACTTAACGACTCTTCACCTGGAGCATATACTGCTGAAGGTGGAATGACTACTGCTACGGCAGAAGCATTAGGAGACTCTGGAAATAATAGTTTTGCTGAAATGGCATTCTCAATTGAGAAGTCAACGGTAACTGCTAAGTCAAGAGCTCTAAAAGCTGAGTACACAATGGAACTTGCACAAGACCTTAAAGCTATTCACGGTTTAGACGCTGAGTCTGAATTAGCGAATATTCTTTCTGCTGAAATCCTTGCTGAAATTAACAGAGAAGTTGTTAGAACTATCTATGTAAATTCAGAAAAAGGTGCTCAAACTGACACAACTGCTGCTGGTATCTTTGATTTAGATACTGACTCAAACGGTAGATGGTCTGTAGAGAGATTTAAAGGACTTATGTTCCAACTAGAAAGAGACGCTAACGCTATCGCACAAAGAACAAGAAGAGGAAAAGGTAATGTTATTATCTGTTCTTCCGATGTTGCTAGTGCATTACAGATGGCTGGTGTTTTAGACTATACACCTGCATTGAACAACAACTTAGCTGTTGACGATACAGGGAACACTTTTGCTGGTGTCTTAAACGGCAGATTCAAAGTGTACATTGATCCATATAGTGCGAACGGCTCTAGCAAACAATTTTATGTTGTTGGCTACAAAGGTACTTCACCTTATGACGCTGGTATGTTCTATTGCCCTTATGTGCCATTACAAATGGTTAGAGCAGTTGGACAAGACACTTTCCAACCGAAAATCGGTTTTAAAACTAGATACGGCTTACAAGCAAATCCTTTTGCTGAAGCGGGTTCTGGTGATAATGCTGTTGTTAACGGTTCGGGTGCTGCTAACTCAAACAGATACTACAGAAAAGTACAAATCACTAACCTTGCGTAATTGCAAATAGTGATTGTATAGTAGACAATCTTATGAAGAAAGGCGATGTAAAAGTCGCCTTTTTTTTGGCCCACATTACAATATAAGTATATTCAGATTTTATTATATACATCAAATACTTGACATAGAAACTTCTTTATGTTATAAATAATATTAGAGTGATAAAAGACTTATCACTATGCAATTAATGACTAGTAATAGTCGGAGGATATTATGTTAAAACTCTTAACAAATATTCGTT